CCACTGGTTCGAAGGTGTTGGGATCAATCACAACACCACTGCTTGTCAGTGGCACATATGGGCAATAATACGCAGCCGCATCAATTTCGCCAGGACCCTTGTAACCAACTAGCACAGGGGTATCATCAGCAGCATATTGGTCCACATACACGCGAACTGAGTTGTTCAAAACGCCAACGAACTTGGTGTTGGTTGGAGCTTCGAATGTGCCTTCAGTTGTGCGAGCGAAAGCGGAAGTTGTTGCGCTTTGCAGGATTGTCAGTGCTGTGGGGGAAACCACAACCCAGTTACCAGCACCACGACGTGTGCGAGCAGCAATCAAGTTTGCACCACGGTTGATCAAGACAGCAAGAGCAGCATGCTCGTCACCAACGAATGTGGCAGTGCCGGAGACAGCGCCTTGGTCGTATGTGAGAGTGATGCCAGCTAGGTTGCGCAGGCTGTTTAGGATCTCTTGGTCAATTTCAGCTGTGATTTCTTGAGCTAGAGCAGCCATAATCTCAGCTTCGATGTCAATGCCTTGTTGGGCTTGTGCATCTTGTGCAGCCTCGAAAGTCCAGCGAGCGCTGAGCTTGCGGGTCTTGGCTTCCACAGTCTCTTTCAAGATCTGGATGTTTAGTCTCTTGCCAGCTGTGCCTTCAAGTGTTGCAGCAGCAGCACCGCGAGGGTTGTTCACATCGCCATTACCGCTGTAAAAGCGAGCAATGTCAAATGGGCTGAGAGCTTCAGTACCAGCAATCACGCCACCAGCTACTGCTGGATTGGGGTATGTGTCGGCATAACGCACACGCAGGGTGTGGATTTGCCCAACGGGACCTGTCATTGGTTGCACGCCGATGATCTCGTTAGCGATAACAGTTGGCATCACTCGACGGATAACGGGCAGGATAACCTTGTTTAGGGTAGCAACGTTGCCTTGGCTTGTTGAACCAGGTGTTGCGTTTTCAAACAAGATGCCTGCTTTGCTGCTTAGGTCACGCTTGGTATTCTCAAGAACCACTTCCATAACTTTCTTGCGATTGCCGGTGAGGCCTTCGCAGAGAGCGTCTCTGGTGAGATTCCAGTTGGCTTCAAAAAGGTTGCCTTTCATAGTCATTTTCTCCTTATTGTGCTTTGGCGACACCGGCCAAATACAAGATATTTTGAAGATCGCGATCTTCAGTTGGGTTTTGTTGTGTTTCCACGAGACTTACGCGGTCTCCGGAATGTGCCACAGCTCTGCTGGGTTTTGCTTGCACAGCCTTTGGTGCGGCTGGTGCATTTTGGTTCAACACTGCGGGCAAGTATCTGTGATAGCTTTCTTTGAGGTGTGTGGTTTTCACATCTTCCAAAAGGCTTTCCATGATCTTTTTCTTGTCTCTGGCCAAGGGGTTCAACAGCTCATTGAGCACTTGGGCTCTTTGAAGCTGAGCTTGTGCTGCACGGCTTTGTGCACGAACGCTTTCCAAGAGATTTTCTTTCTCATGAATTGCCTTTTGTGCCTCAGCTAGTGCTGCTTGTTGCGTCTTGAGTTGATCACTGAGCTTTTTGACTTGAGTACCTTCTGCAAGGTAGCTGGTCATAAATTCAGCGGCCACAGCTTCGAATATTTTACGACCAAAATTGTTCTCACGAGCAATTTTGATATCGTCTCTCCATTGCACCAACTCGCGCTTGATGACCTCGTTCAAGGTTTTATCAACCACAGTGGTTGCTCTGTTGACAAATGAGCGTTGGGTTTCATCCAGCTTGCGCTTTGCTTCGCTTGCCAGTTTGACTCGTTGCTCTACCAGAGCCTTTTTGTCAGATTGAAATTCGGAAATTTCTTCTGACAATTGCTGAAGAACAAAGTTCTCCAGTTTGCCAATTTTAGCTTCGAGGGCTGCTTGAGCGTTTTTCTTACTCTCCAGCAGTTCGGTAGCCATAGATTTGCGTTGAACGGCCAACTGTTTTCTGTCGGCTTTGAACTCAGTAATTTCCTTGCGGATTTCACCTTGCATAAACTGTTCCATCATTTTCACATGTTGGGCCAGCTTTTTGTTGTAAGTGGATTTTGCCTCACTAACAGCACGGGTGAGCTGCACCTTTTTGGCTGCTACTGCTTGCTTGTCTTGAGAGAACTCACTGAGTTCTTTTCTCACAACATCGTTCAACATCTTGTCCATGGCTTCCACAAGCAATCCGCGCTCGTGCTCGAAGCGATGAGCATAACTTTCTTGGAGCTTTGTCTCAGCTTCTTTGAGCTTGTTTGTGAATGCTTCCTGAAGGGCAGTTTTGGCTTCGGGGCCAAGCACTTCGTTCTCCAGGAGCTCTTGTAGTTGTTTTTCCATAGGACTGGCGTCTCCTTGTTAAATCTTCAACTCGTTAACCCAGCGGAGCAGGGTCTTGGTGAGATGCTTTTGAGCCTTCTCATCATGACGCACGCTTTCTGCCAAGTCTCTGATGTTGCTGCCGAGCCTTCTGTGATACATAGCCTCATATACAGGCACAGGATATGCACTTGGGGCTGAAGGTTTGGCCACTATGTCGACTGTTAACATTTCAAAATCTGAAACGTTCCCATAGGGATCGACATTGCCTGAGCCACGTGATGAAACGCCAAGTTTTACACCACTCTCAAGCAAGGTTTTTGCAATTTGACCGCAAGGTGTTGGTAATACTTTCAACTTACCAAGGCCATTGGGACCGTCTATCCACATTTTTTGAATGCTGTGGCTTACGCGATCTAGATGAATTTGAAGCTCTTGTGGATGATCCAGTTCACCAGGTACCCCATTGTCTTTGGATATGCTTGAATTTACTAGCTCTACGGCTTTGCGAATCTCGTCTACAGGATAGACTCTTCCGTTATGATTTTTGATTCCGCCTTGAATGAAGATTCCTTCCATGAAGAGGTTTTTATGACCACCTTCTATGGCTTCGGTAACAACCTTCATTTGTGCATCATCAAAATGCAAGTGTTCTTGCAGAATTGAGACCATTTTTGTTTCCTGTTTAGTTTCGTAGTAACAATATTTAACAACACTATCTGAAACAGCTGGATTTCCAGTAAGAAACCAGTGTTTTTTCAAAGAACTATGCTGTAACCTTTTGAGTTACAGCATAATTTCTTGTTGATAAATTACTTCTTTGGTGTTGTGCCGGTGCTGCCCAGTGGGCTGCGAACGTTGGCGGCGCCAAAACCTTCTGAACGATCTTTGTTCAACATGGCCTTTGTACTGCCTTCCTTGCTGACATGAGTCATGTCTTCACTAGCCTTCTTGCGACGGTTGGACAAGTTCATACTGGCACTTGTGGGGGCAGATTGAAGATGATATCCATCAGCCTTTGATCCCTTGCCTGTCACAACTGGCTTGGCACCTGGAACAGGGCTTTGAACTCCTTTGGGCACTGGGCTATGCTTGCTGACATCAGAACGGGAAAATTTACCAGCGCCAACTTCAGCAGACTTTTTGGCGTCTACATGAACTGTATCGAGGGCAATGGCTTCATCAAGATCATCATAGTCTTCATCAAGGTCGCCTGACCCAGGGCTACCGCCAAGCTGGTCAATCACATAATCCCAGCACTTTTCTTCTGTGCCTGAGAACAAGCTGTCGGGTTCGTCATCGTCGCCATCATCTACGTAAACCTCGCATTCACCACCTTGTGCACCGCTGATGTTAAACCGATCAATTTCATATTCCACACTTCCGTATCCGCCAGCAGACTGGATGCGATAAGGCATGCCTTCAATAGTAATTTTGTCGTTAGTGGCAGAGAACTTGTAACGTGTGCCTTTTGGAGTCTGTCCGCTGTCGCCATAAGATTCATCAAGGTCGTCAGTGTTGTCCATCCAGCCTTCGTCTACTGTTTCTTCGTCACTATCTGCATCACCATGTTCACCATGTAGTTCGGCTTTCATAGCTTCAAATTCAGCAGTCAATTCTTCAATTGCTTGCTCAATGTCTTTTAGACGCTCGCCTTCAGCTTCCTCGTCGTGGGCCATGTCTGCATCCATTTCAGCTTCATCAGCATCCATTTCTTCATCATCCATGTCGTCTTCAGCATCCATGTCCATGTCATCGTCTTCCACGTCAACATCAACATCGTCAGCATCTTCATCATCTCCAGCACTTACTGTGAGATCTTCAACCGCGTCATCGAGGTCAACATCTTCCATTGTGCCGTCGCCATAATGCTCTTCACTCTCAATTTCTTCTTTGTGAGCTCTAATGTCGTGTCCGAGGTCTTCGCCCTCGTCCCCGCCCATTTCATGCTCTTCGTCACTTAGCATTTCCTCGTGAATTGCACGGGCCTTCTCAATGAAGATTTGGTGCAACAGGTCACGAGCCTTGTCTTCTTGCTCGTTGATAAGGTAATCCATTACCTTCAACAGCTTGCTATTAGCCATAGTTTGTCTCCTTTGGTAAAGTTGATAGACTCTGTGTTTATTTAGAAGGAGTTGAAGAATAACTTGGATTTATATGGAAAATAAGGCAATTTTAGACTACATGCCTGGCATTCCGCCGCCTTCAGCAGAGGGAGCGCCATACAACAGGCCCAAAAGATCTCTGCGCACAAGATTTTCCAATTTCTTGGCACTACGCATTCTTTTCATTTGATTTAAATGTGCGATTGTAATCTTGGGTCGACGCGGGTCATACTGATTTTGCATAGTATAATGATCTTGGTCTGGGCTGTAATAGCCAGCACTATCTAAATCCATTGCTCTCATAAATCTATTTATTGCAGAGAAACAAAGGCCCTTGTATAGTTCAAATCAAAGGGAGCAACAGAGTGTCAATTTATCAATTTTTACCAAGTCCCAGCTTTGGCGCTGGTGAGGCAAACGTAGCAACCTGGAAAGATGGATTTTCAGGAGATGATATAAAAAAGATAATTCAATTGGGGCAGGCTAGACAGCCAGGAAAAGCGGTAATTGGTGGATTTGATCCCGCTCAAAATTATGAACAAATACGCAAAAGCAAAACCAGTTGGATTGAAGCCAGTCCTGACACTGATTGGATTTATCAACGCTTGGGTAATATTGCTCGTAATTTAAATGGCCAGCATTTTCGCTTTGATTTGTGGGGATTTGGTGAACACCTACAATACACTGAATACTACGGGGAGGATGAGGGTCACTACACCTGGCATATTGACAGTGGCATCACTTCAACAAACCACGGTCCTCGAAAACTCAGTGTAGTTTTACAATTGAGCGATCCCTGTGAGTATGAAGGTGGAAATCTACAAGTTAAGTTGGGCGCTGATCCACAAACCATTAGCAAGGATCTAGGCCTTGTAGCCGTTTTTCCCAGCTTTGTGCTGCATAGGGTTACCCCAGTTACAAATGGTTTACGCCGCACTTTGGTGGCTTGGTTAACTGGTCCAGCACTGCGTTAAGGACCTACAGCAACATATTCTATAAGAACTGCACCTGGTTGTCCACCTGATGCTGATGTATCGTCTCGGCCCACGCCCCCGTAACCAAACCTAAGGCCTAAGTCAGCATTCAAGTAAACCAGCGGGCCTATGCTGGTGGCAGTTCCTCTCGCACCATTGGCACCGGGTGTGAAGATGTTGGCATTGAGGCCGCCGCTTCCACCACCTGCTGTAACAAGGGCTATTCCACTTTGATCCAAAAGTTGGCTGGGCGTGCCAGGGTTTCCAGAATTACTAATGTTAGCAGCCCCACCACCTCCAACTATTACTTGCAAATTACTGCCTGCCGTGACCGGTATCCATGTTTCTATAGCAGCACCTGGTCCACCCTTGCCTCCAATTAGTTTTATAGTGGGACCATCAGCATAGCCGCCGTCAGCACCTGTGTAATCCTGTGTTGTATAAATTGCTCCCCAACCACCTGCTCCTCCTCCGCCCACAGTTGTGATTTTTACATTAGTAGTTGTAGCAGGCACAGCCCATGTACTGGGAGACAAAAAGACAGCTACTGCTAATTTTTGGCCTGTCCCTTGGGGTCCTGGAAAACCAAGAGTTCCTGTTGCCCCTGGGTCTCCGGTCGGGCCAGCGCCACCTACTGGCCCGGTTGCCCCTAGTGTGCCTGGTGGTCCTGCTAATGGGCCAGGCTGCCCAGCAGACCCAGTGGCACCTTTTACACCTGGAGGGGCAGGAAATCCACCAAATCCTGGCGCTCCTCCCAATCCTGTAGGCCCTGTAGGCCCCCTTACGCCTGGAAAACTTGTGGCTGGACCCAACAGCAAAGCGGCGCCTGTTGGCGCCACTATAAGGGGTAATCCAGCAGGCACACCAATCAGTATTGTATTCAGGACGTCTGCAGACCCGCCTATTATACGCTTATCAAGAAGTTTTGGCATCTTTTAAATCCATTCTATAAGTGCTGCACCAGGGCCGCCCTGTTGTTCTGCTCCGGCCCCAAATCCATAGACTGTTGCCACACCCAATCCCACACTTAAGGGTGAATTCACTCCAGGATTACCTGCAATTCCTGCCTGTGCCGCAGGCGCCGATGGACCGCCGCCTGCTACGACTGTGGGACTGCCTGGACCACTCCATATCGTGGGGGTGCCAGGACTTGGTGGAACGACTACATATTGTGGATAATATACTGGAATATTATTTTCATTGGGGTACACCCCACCTCCAGATATTCTAGCTCCACTGCCCCCAACTCCTATTGTGACATTGTAATTTTGTCCGCCCTGCACAGTTACCCATTGTTCATTTACGCCACCACTGCTGCCAGGAATACCTTGTATTGTCCAACCAGGTTGAGAATTAGTGATCTGTTCATTGACAAAGTCAATTGGCAGTTGACTCACGGGCAAACTCCCGCCTCCTCCTGCTCCAATAAGTGTCAGCTTAACAGAAAACACACCTGGGGGTGCTGTCCATACACCAGGAGACACAAGTTGTGCTGCATTTATATCTTGATTGCCACTAGGCGGCCCAATAGGTCCAGTAATTCCAGGCGGTCCTGGAGGACCCACTGGTCCCCCGCCTGGTCCCGTTGGTCCAGTTAAACCTGCAGGACCAGGAGGTCCTCCTGCAGGACCAGGAGGACCTGGGGGACCTGTATCACCTACTAATGCACTGCTGGCTCCAGGTGGCCCAACAGGCCCTGCTAGTCCAGCGGGGCCAGGAGGACCTGGAGGACCTAGTGGGCCACCTGGGGTTGTGACCACAAGTGTATCTCCTGTGGGGGATACTCGTAACACATACCCGGCAGGCGCCCCATATAATGTTGTAGTCAAAACGTCTCGTGATGGGCCAACAATACGGTTATCAAGTAAGCGAGGCATTAGTTAATCCATTCAATCAAAATAAGGCCAGCTGAGCCATTTGACCCTGCAGGATTTGGCTCAGTGGGATCGCCTCCTGCACCTGCCAAACCATGGAGATATGATCCAGTTACCAAGGGCCAAATTATGTTTGGTGTCGTGCCTGCATTGCCTCCACTCACTGCTACGCCGCCTCCAGCAGAATAAAATACTCCACCTGGTCCGCTCATAGTAGTGTTGCCTCCATTTGTTGGAGGAACTGTGGCAGATGTTTGCCCTTGACCTCCAGCACCAACTTGAAGATTATAGGTGGCATTTGGGATTATATCTACCCACAGCCTTAAAATTGCTCCAGAGCCTCCAGCCAGGCCAGTAAACCAGCCGCCAATGCTTCCACTCATAACAGTAATCCTCTATAGCTATCCATTGTTACACCCCAACTGTTCCGCTCATTTACCTATTTTGGCCTTATCCGTAACCGGGGCCTAGCCCCGGTTACTCCCCAGGTACTCCACCTCCACCAATTCCACCAGGCCCCAGCTGACCACCTTCTGTAGGTGGAACTGAACCTGGAGGCACATAAATGCCCAACGTTCCCCCAGCCCCTCCACCGATCAGTGTTATTCTAGCACGCCTAACACCAGGTGGCGCTGTCCATGTTTGTGGACCAGCAGTGCTGAAAACTGCTGCATAGTGTTGTTGATCAGTTATTTGTGGGCCTGTTGGCCCGGTATCACCATTAGGACCTCGATCGCCAGGAGGTCCTTTGTTTGGTCCAGGAGGTCCTTGAACTCCTGGGCTTCCAGGAATTCCTCCTCCTATACCAGGAGGACCAGGAGGACCAGGTGGACCAACAACAAATGTGTCATCTCCTGGTGGTCCTTGAGGGCCAGGGCTCCCTGCTGTGCCAATAATACCTGGAGGCCCAGGTGGTCCAATTTGTTGCCCAAAAAAGAATTGCTCTCCGTTGGCAGAGACTTTCAATACCAAGCCAGCTGGAACACCTTCCAGTTGCACATCAATAAGATCAGCTGATCCAACAACGCGGTTATCAAGTAGCTTTGGCATGCTTAGTCCTTAATTGGCAGTCGCATTGGCAATTTCCAATAGGCTTACAACAACATCAACACAGTTATCAGTACTGGTATTGGTTGTTTCTGCTGGAGGATTACTTACTTGTACAACCAAGGTATCTCCGCTGCTCATGATCAAATTGCCATTCAAGGGGTCAAAAGCGTTGTTGGGAATAATTGTGTAATTGTTAACAAGGTAACGTCTACCAGTGGGTAGATAGGCTGGATCAGGAGGATTATCAATCCATACACTGAGATTGATGGTTTTCCGTAGAGTAGGACTGCTGACACTGCCTGTAATGTTGCTGCATTGAACAGTCAACAACACAATACTGACTTCAGTTGGATCTACACCTGGAGGCAATGTTGTGTTGGGAATAGTTTGATCGTAACTTGAAACTTTGTAAATGGTTGTGGGTTGATCATTTGTAACTCTAACTTTGACATTACGAAAGTTAAAAATAGGTGCAGGCATATGTTAAGATCCTTTGCGTGAAAGAGCAAGTATAAAGGGAGTCATAAATCCAAAGATGCTTTGATAAAAGCTGCGTCCATCAATAGCACCTCGTCTCTGATTTATGCGGAAACTGGGTCTGGCAGGAGGTTTCTCCCACACGAAGTTAAAAGTAGCTGACGATCCACCACCACTTGTTGACGTTGCACTAATGGGATTTGTGGGCAAACTGCCAATTGTTGTGCTACCTGGCGCCGAAAGTAGATAGTATCCAGGAATAAGAATCGCAACACTTGTAATAACACCACTGGACACACTCAAAACCTTAAGTGTTGTGGGCACAGCATAGGTGCTGTTAACGTTGGCTGGGGTACTGAAATTCAATGTATCCCCTACGTTATAACTGCCTCCGCCATTGGCAATAGTCAATCCGCCAACTTGAAACGCTGGATTGGGTGTCACAGCCCCCACATAAAAGTCTCCGCTTTCGTCAGTTGTGGTATGGAATACACGTCCACCAGCTAGTGCAATAGTATATTTGTTGGGATCAGCGTAGCCACTGCCATCTTGACTGGGGCTGAGTTTGGCATAATCCAAGCCAGCACCAGCATAGCTCATGGTATAGCCGCTGGCTTCAATCAAGGAGCCAAACTTGATCCTGGCTCGCAATTGACGGCCAGCTATGGGCAAAGACTTCAAGCTAATAACTGAACAAGGCAAACCACCCGCTGTTACACCTTTTGATACTGTGTAATCAACAGTAGGCAGCAAGGGTGTCGCAGCGTCTAAAAATTGCACTTCCAATTCACTGAATTGATTTGGCAAAACATAAGTACCCCCAGTTGTGACAAAATCAGAACTGACACCATTTGTGGCCCAAGTTTGATTTACAGCCACAGGGCTATCAGTGGTTTCAAGATATCTGTGCCCTTGACTCCAAAGTGCATAATTGCCAAAACTGCAATTGCTGTTCAATGCAGTCACGTGACCACCATCAAGGCACAGCAAGCCAAACTGGCAGAAGTTAACGAAAAAACTCACCAACTGCATGTAACCTTTGCCAATGACTTTGACGCCGATACCACCAAGATTGATTTGAGTAAATGCGTCAATAACAATGCTGTGAATCCTATTATTGGGTCCCAAAACACTGGGATCAATCAACACACCGCCACCACCTGGGTAAATCCCTGATCCAGTGTCTGGATCGCCACTGATGCTGGAACAGTTTTGTACATAGGGACTGACCAAGATGTCTGCACCTGGAGCAAAGCCAAAGGCAAATCCTGTTTGTCGAGTTGTGGAGATCAGTGCTGATGTATTCACTCCACTTGTGTTGGCATAACCTGCTGGAGTTATATCCAATGCTGATGGATTCAATCTATGATCTCTTACAGTAATGCCATACACATAACACTTGCTGTTCAAATAAAATACATCAGTAGTTGCGACTCTTGGTCGTATGGAAACAGCTCTAAGATTATCGCCAATAATACTAACACCTGGCGGAATTTCAATTGGACAGTCTTCAGTATAGTCACCTGCTGCTACCAAAATAGCTGTGTGATCAGGTCGGAATGCACCAGTGGCAATTTGTCTAGCTGCTTCAGCACATGCAGCTTTCACAGTACGCTTGGCGCTATACCAACTTTGTCCACTGTTGGTATCATTACCACTTTCTGCAACGTAAATGCGATTTTTAACAATTGCATCAGCAATCTGTTGCAGGCTTTCTGCATTTAGCAGTTTCCAAACACTGCCTTCCCAAACATACATTTGTTTGTCTGTGGTTTTGTACCAAAGCTGTCCTTGTGTGGGACTTTGTGGAGGACTTTGGTCGGCAAAATTTTCCATGAGATGAACAAGATTTTCATTCAAATAAGTACCGTAATTGGCAAAATTCTTACCAAATAGGATCAAACTGGAAACTGTGCTGTTATACTGTCCTGGCGGAATACTTGCCAGCGTAGTGCCATTGGTCTTTGTGATATTTGTATTCATCTTGATATTTACTGTGTTTCAGTTGGAGGTGTTTCAGCACCTGGAGCAACTTCAGGTGTTTCAAATCCCGGTGTCTCAAGCGGGGCTTCAGGAGGCATCTCAGGTCCACCCATACCAAAATCAGGCTCTGGTGAAGGGCGTATCCCTATTGAACCCAGTCCCACACCCCTGTCTTCAATGGGGCTGGTGCCAGTCTTGCCTTTGACTTTGTCGTTGTTTTCTTCTTTCCACATCCGCTCATTTTCCAGAATATCTTCTTCTGTCCATCCTAGATAACGCTTGAGCGCATATCTCTTGCTCATGTAAGCTCTTGCATCACTGTTCATAGCTGAACTGAAGAGGTTAACACGCTCAGTGTCAATGCTCATGTTGCGATATTGACTGAAACTTTGTGGAACGTTAAATGCCAACTCAAACAAACTGCTGTGTACCTCAATGCCACGGAACTTCAAAAACAATTTAAATTCCATATCCAATGTTGGCGCAAGACTGTTCTGCAATCTTTGGCAATATTTGTTGAATCTATACTCTTGGATAAATGCTGTTCCCACTTTGCCATCGTTGTAGACTGCTGTGCCATCATCTGGTCCAGTGGGCAAATAGCTGCTGGGAATACCTAGCCCGCGCATCAACTTGTTGTTGAAGTATTTCAAGTCGTCAATAGTGCCCAAGTTTTCGCCAGCATTCAAAGTGTCAATAGTTGTGCCGCGTTGTTCACTGTTGGTTGCAAGGAAGAAATCTTCTGTAATGCTTATGGGGTTGTAGGCGCTGTCAATAATACTTGAGCCACCACCTGTGCGGTTTGGGAGTCGCCTTTGGTAAATTTCGTTTTTAACTCTTTCAACATACTGCATGGCACGTTGACCTTGCAGCTGACCCACGTCAATCTTAAACACTCTGCGCTCAGGTGCACGCACAATACGGTAAATGAGAATGCAGTCTTCCAACAGGTCTTTTTGTTTGTAAGTTTTGTAAACTGCCTCAATGATGCTGGTGCCAAAAGGCCAATATTGATCCAAGCCTTCACTTAAACTGAGATGCACCACGTGGTTGGCATCAATTGCCATGCTGTTGGCTGGATTGTAAAATCTGCTGGTACGGCCGCCAGGTGTTGTGGGCTGTCCATAGTTGATGTTGCCTGCACCAGCTGCTGGGTTCGCACTTCTGGGATAACCTCCTGGGAAACTGTATTGATCATGCACAAGAGGGTTGGTTGCCACTAGACTTTGTAAATTGAAATCCAAATCTCTAATCACATATTGTTCAATTTTTTTGCCTTGTGCCTCATTGACAATGATTTTTTCCACTTTGGCTGAATCCACCCACAACAGCTCATAGGTTTCTGGATCTCGGACGAAAAATTGATCACCGTATTTGACAGTATTACGAAATATTTTGAAGATTCGTTGATTTAGTTTGTTGATGCTGCACCATTGTTGAAGTGCACTGGCTAAAAGTTCTGTTTCTGTTTCAGTAACATCACCTTTCCAAATAAATCGGAAAGGAATAGGCTCATCATCACTTTGGTTTTGTGTGCAAAACTCAGCAATAGTGTCCAAGCTGCGATTGATTTCACTATCTAAATCAGCTTGTTCATAAGCCACATAGCGTTCAACCCGGTTTGGAGCACCAGCATAGACTTCAGGCAAATAGCTGCTGAATTTTGTAGTAGTTGCACCTTGACTGTTGTCTTTGTTGATTTCTGCTAGTCTTGCAGTGAGTCTAGCTTGACTCGGTACTGTTGTGAAATATTTTTTCCAAGCCATCAGGGTTCTGTTTCTCTCGGTTTTTGATATTTATGTGAGAAAAATACCCAGAAAAAAGATTACCTCTAGGCAAAGTCACCAATTATTCCAGCTGTGATACGTGCTTGTCTTGCTTGATCTTGGATGTAGGGTGTTTGTGCTGCCACTGTGCTGTTCAAGGTAGTGACCATACCTAATAGTGCATCGTTTTGCGGTGCCATTGGTGGCGCAAGACTAGTCATAGTGGCTTGGGCTGCCACTCTACTTACAAGTGCCGCCATAGCAGAAACATATGACGTGCTGCTCGCTTGCATTTCAACAAGTGCAGTTGAATCTTGTAATACGCTGCTGGCATCGCCAGTTTGCTCGCCCGGCTTAGCTTCTGCTGCACTTGCTGAACTTGTCCCATAGCCTGTGATGCCCCCGACTAATCCGCCAAGTAGGGCTCCTGCCAAGATACCACCAGGGCCTGCCCCTATGCCTGCAAGAGCTCCCGTTGCTGCACCGCCCAATGCACCGCCCAACCAACCATCCAAACCTACTTTACTACCTAGATATGCCCCTCCTAGTCCGCCCGCTACTCCTAGCCCGCCAGCGCCTATCAACCTGCCCCTCCCTAGTCCGCCCATAGTAGATGCTCCCTGCATAAGACCAGACATCATTCCTGTTGAGCCCAACATTGAAGTCAAACCCAAGCCTCCTCCTCCCAGTAACCGTGGTATCGCAGCTTTTAAAGCTGTACTTGCCAGCAATTTAGGCATCAATGCCACAGCAGCTCCTGTGGCTAAGGCCGAAGCTGCTCCTGACATACCACTAGCAGCCATTCCATAAAATGAGTTTGCTGCTCCTGCGCCTGCGCCAGTTGCTGCTGCCAAGGGTTCAAGAACTTTCGTAAACAAGCCCAACTGTTGTGTAGCTGCATAGAGCGCT